GGTCCGAAAGTAACCGCACCCGGGGCCCCGCCGGGAGGACCCAAACCCGACCGGGCTACCGGGGAATCCCAGCCCGACGCGCTATTGCGACTCATTCGCACTAACCCAGGCCGACCCGGCGGAGGGTCTCTTGCAGCTGCGTCGCCATGGCGGACCGGAACTGCTGCTGAACCACCGGCGCCAGCATGCGCTCCAGGTCCAGGGTCTGGCGCCGCGGCCGGCTCGGGCTGAGCACGCCGAGGAGGGTGAGCCAGCTGGTGCGGTTCCGTCCCTGCCCGCGACCCGATCGGACGTAGAGCCCCATGGCCACCCCGCCGCGAAGGGGCAGCAGGAACGGATCGGATTGCACCACCCGGCTCAAGGTCGCCCGTGGGACGTTGCCCTGCGGCGTGCGGCCAAGCGACCGGGCCGGGATGAACACCCGCCCCCGGCCGCCGCCCAGCTTCAGGTCAATGCCCTTGGTGACAGGCCGGCTGCCGGTCAGCAGCGGGCCCAGGTAGCGGCCGGCGGCCCGGGGCTGCGTCGAGGCGAAGCCCACCTCCGCCTGCAGGTCCGTGGGCTGCACGAACCGGCTGGCGTAGGTGCCACCGATGGTCCAGCGGGTGGCACCGCCCTCGATGGGGCCGCCTGAGGGCTTGGCGAGCTCCTCCCTCAGGTGGTCGCGGGTGGCGGTGGCGGTGGCCTTCAGCGCCAGGGCGGTGGCGGTGGCCAGCTGCTGCCCCGTCAGCAGGTTTATCCGGCGGGCGGTGACGTCAAGACCGCTGGTGTCGACGGTGATCTGCGCCACGGCGGTAACGGGTCCAGGGATGGGGTCAGTCTGGCGGGCGTAACGCAGAACCCTTGCTGTAACAGGGTTGTTACGGGTTGCGTAACGCCCCAAATCCCTTGCGCCGCAGTCGTTTTCAGCCGCCCCCCTTGTACTTGTAACGGTGTAACAGGGAATAGAGAGAGAGAGAGAGAGAGAGAGAGAGAGAGAGAGAGAGAGAGAGGGATCTCTCCTCCGGGGCGTTACAGCCGTTACGGCGTAACAAGCCAGTCACCGCAAGGGTTTTCGGCGTTACAGGGGCGTAACGGGGGCGTTACAGCTACCCCGTCACGACCGTTACAAGTTGAGGGCGTCCAGGGTCAGGCGAGTGCCACGCGAGACCGAGCCAAGGCCGCGGAACCTAGTCGGGCCAGTGCGTTCGGCGCCCGGGAGTCGCGCCAAGACCGTCGCCCAGCAGTTGGTCCATGCTGTGTCTGCCAGGATCGCGGCAACCTGCTGGGCGGTGTTGCTGATCACCAGGGCGTCACCGTCAAGGCGCACCCCATGACGCTCCAGGGTGGTGCTGGCGAGATCAGGGCCGACATCGATGTCCGGCTGGCGGTGAGCGGCGATCAGCACCAGCTCCCCGATGGTCCGGCTGACGGTGCGGACGGCCTCGACCCTGAGCTGGTGCTGCAGGATGCGCTGGAGGCATCGGTGCTCATCCGGCGCCTCGGTGGCCTGGCTGTAGGGCGTCCAGTCGTTCTGCTCAATGAACAGCTGGGCCTGCTGCAGGGTGATCGGCTGATCGGACTGCAGCGACCATGCGCCGGCCAGGAGGGTGCCGTATTGATCCCCGAGGCGCTGGGAGTCGAAGGCAATGGCGGCCTGGCGAGTGAGCACGCCGATAGACTCCCGAATCGCCGGGATCAGACGCAGGGTTCGAGCCTGCAGGGCGCGACCGACCGCAGGGGTGATCAGGTCCAGGTCGGCGCTGAGCTGATCCCAGTGCGCCTTGAGCTGCTCGGCCGGGGTGTCGCCGGGGCTGCGCAGGGTGAGCTGGGCGAACCGGGAGAGATCGGCGCCTTGCTTCAGGCCGTGGGCGATGGAGGAGAACAGGAACATCGACCGGATGACGAACCGCTGCGCGTCGCCCTCGGGCGTCCCCTTAAGGGTCTGGGCTGCTGACTCTGATGATGCGACCCGAGCCAGCCCGAGGATGGACTGAATCCGCTGCTGGTCCTGCCGCTCGTTGCCCTCAGCCTCATCGAAGACGACAGGCAGGGCGTCGGCGCGCAGGGCTTGACGGATCCCGGGTTCGGTGGTGTTGCCGAGGACGACGAGGCCCATGTCCCCCAGCAGGGGGATGACGTAACGGTCGAGGATGGCTGATTTCCCCGTTCCGGCGGCGCCGGTGAGCCAGCAGTGGGGGCGCCAGGGCAGCGCCCCGCAGATCGGGGCCAGGGCGACCCAGCCGGCCAGCAGGGTGCCGGAGGCGGGCACTTCCCATCGGAACCGCTCGGCGAAGGCGGCAAGCATCTGACAGCCCTGATCATCGAGGGGCACGGCATCGCCCGGGCCGGAGAGGGCGCCCAGTCGCTGGTAGAGGGCGCGGCTGCCAGGCTGCTGATGGCTGACCGGAAGGGTCTCGCCGGCGACGATCAGGCGATCTCCCAGGTGCAGCACCGGCTGGCCCTGATCCCACCATGCGCCACGGCCGCGGATCCTGGCGGGCTGGTAGACCCCGACGGCGGCCTGCAGGTGGAACAGCCGAGCGGCAACGGCGGTCCAGTTCGGGCCGCTTTTGCCGGGGGCGATGGCCTCCCAGTAGGCCAGCGGCGCCAGGGCCACGAGGTTGGTGCTGGTGTGGGCTGAGCGGGCCAGCCGCATGACCTGCCCGGTGCTGTGGGGCTGGTAGTAGTAGGCATCACCGTCAAAGCCCAACAGGACGAACGGCTCGCGGTGCTCAGGCTCCTCGGCCGGCTCCGGCGGGGGCGGCGGAGATGACTCCGATGCCGCCGCCAGCTCTCCGCCGCGGGTGTGATACCGCAGCCGCTCCAGCAGCTTTGCCTCAGGCGTGCCGGGCCCCGGGTTGCGCTTCGCTGCACCAGCAAACCGGCGCAGGGCCTTGCGGCGGTCGAAGTCGCCCGACAGCCGGGAGGCGGCGCTGCAGTGCTGACGGAACAGATCCTCAGCCGTGGCATCAGGTCGCACGCCCTGGGCCAGCAGCCAGGCTTCGGTGCCCTGCAGGTCCAGGGCCAGGCGGAGGTGATCGTCGTTCCATGCGCCGGGCGTGCCGCCTGACTGGATCAGGTCGCGGCTGTCGCGGGTGATGAAGTCCAGCAGGGGCACGGTGCCGATGCTGGGGGCCGGCGGCATCTGCAGCTCCGGCTGAGGCGCCTCGGCGGGCCGCATGAGGGCCAGCAGCTCCTCGGGGGCCTCGGCCAGCGGCAGGTCGTCGGGGCTGCAGCCGCTGACCCAGCGGTAGGCCCCAGTCAAAGGATGGGCGCCGGCAACGATCGACTGCTGGCCATGCCAGCGCAGGTCGAGATTCTCCGCCTTGCCATCGTCACCGATGACGCGCTGGCCATCGGGCCCGACCGGGTAGCGCTTCGTCGGGCGGAGGCCGTCCTGTCGATCGGCCGCGACGGTGAACAGCAGCTGCTGCCGCCCCGGCCGGCCGGAGGTGACGGCCCACGTCGGCGGCAGGCCAATGAGCGGCACCCCTAGGCGCGTCAGTTCATCGGCGGCCGACGGCCCATCCAGGTCGAGGGCCATCAGCCCGGATGCAGGGCCCAGCATGACGCCGATGCCGCGGGCCTTGCCGCTGGCGACCTGCTGGGCCATGCCGGTCTGATCGAGGGGGCGCCGCTCCCACTGGCGCTGGTAGGGGCGCTTCTCGCCATCAACGGCGACGAGATGCCAGTGGGGCGGGAGGCGGGACAGCTCGGTGAGAAGATCCGTCATGCGGACCGCTCGGCATCGCTGCGGCTCATCGCCTGCTGCAGCACGGTGCGCAGCATGGCCGATCGAGTCAGGCCGGCTCGAGTGCGCAGGGCGTCAAGCCACCGCAACTGCTCGCGCGTCAGCTGGATGCTGAGCGGATGGGAGAGCATGGACGCGGCGCCTGGCCTCGGTACTATAGCGGCGGCCGCTATGCCTATGCCCCGTGCTGACCCTCCGCCCCCGCCAGGCCCAGGCGCTGCAGGACCTGCGACAGGCCTACGCCAGCGGGGCCCGTGCGCCGGTGCTTGTGGCCCCGACGGGCTTCGGCAAGACCGCCGTGAGCTGCGAGATCATCCGCGCTGCCGTCGCCAGGGGTCGCCGGGTGTGGTTCCTGGCGCACCTGCGCGAGATCCTGGAGGACACCAGCGGCCGGCTGGACCAGCTGGGCATGGCCCACGGGCAGATCCGCGCCGGACATCGTCCCGACCCTGCGCAGCCTGTCCAGGTCGTCTCGGTGCAGACCGCCGCGCGGCGCCAGGACCTGCCGCGGCCGGATCTGGTCATCATTGACGAGTGCCACCTGGCCGTGGCCGCCACGTACCGGGCCGTCCTGACCGCCGCCGGGGATCCGCTGCTGCTGGGTCTGACCGGCACCCCGGAGCGCCTCGACGGTCGGGGCCTGGGTGAGCTGTTCGACCGGCTGGTGCCGACGTGCTCCACCAGCGAGCTGATCTGCGAGGGGCTGCTGGCGGGCTGCCGCGTGTTCGCGCCGCCAGGGGCTGATCTGTCGCAGCTGCGGACCCGTGCGGGCGAGTTCGACCAGGGCCAGGCAGGTGAGATCCTCAGCCGGCCGACGGTGGTGGGCGACGCGCTGGAGCACTGGCTGCGGCTGTGCCAGGGCCGGCGCGGTGTGGCGTTCTGCAGCACGGTGCGCCATGCCGAGACGGTGGCGGAGCAGTGGCGCGCGGCCGGCCTGCGGGCCATGGCGGTCTCAGGGGGCAGCGGTGACGATGACCGCCGGGCCGCGGTGGAGCTGCTCCGGGCCGGCGAGCTGGACCTGGTCGCCTGCGCCCAGCTGTGGGTCGCTGGGGTCGACGTGCCAGCGCTGGATGCGGTGATCTGGCTGCGGCCGACCCAGAGCCTGACGGTGTGGCTGCAGGGCTGCGGCCGGGGGCTGCGCATTGCGCCAGGGAAGGCCGACTGTTTGATCCTGGACCACGTTGGCAACGCGCTACGCCACGGGCTGCCCCAGGAGCCGCGGCAGTGGAGCCTGGAGGGCCGCCGCAAGCGCCCGCGCCAGGGAGAGGCCGCCGTGGGTGTGCGGCAGTGCGAGGCGTGCTTCTGCTGCTACCCGCCGCAGCTGCCTCAGTGCCCCGAGTGCGGCGCGGCACCTGTGGTCAAGGCGCGGCGACTGGTGCAGACCGCCGGGGAGCTGCGCGAGATCGAGGCGGTGCAGCGCCGCGCCCGCCGCCGTGTGCAGGGCCAGGCGCGGACGTACTACGAACTGGTGCTGATCGGCAAGGCGCGTGGGATGCGCAATCCGTGGGGCTGGGCTGAGCGGGTGATTGCGGGGCGCGCCGGCAAGGCATGAAAAACCCCCGGGGGTCCGGGGGCGGGTGGTCAGTCGATCCGACGGGCTTTGACGTAGCGGCCTCTGCGAGTGCTCATCATGCCGTACCCGTGATAGTTGCGCTCCTCCCATGGCTCGCCTGCGAGCAGTTCGGTCCAGTCGCTCCGCATCTCCTCGGCGGTGCCGATCGCCACGAATAGGTCGTCAGGACCGTTCATCGGGTGGTAGGTGATTCTTGCCACTCGGCCGTCTGGCAGCTTGTAGAAGGAATCCGTTTCAAGTTCCTTGCAGCCGCAAGGGCGACCAAGAGTGCCGGCTTTGATCCATTCGGCCGGAATCATGGCAGAAGACCAATCGCAGGCAACTTGGCGAGTTCCCCCTTTGCATGTCTTGGGAGTTTGGCGAGCGGTCAGGGTGGCGGTGTTCATGGCGGTGAGTGCGGTGGTGAAGTGCTCGGGATCCCTCCCGATGCCCATAGTGTAACCCGTACGGGTCAGCAGTGGCAGCGGCGCAGCCAGCTCAAGGACTGGCATGAAAAAACCCCCGGGGTGGCCGGGGGTGGTTGGTCAGGCGGCTGCCATCATTTCCCTCTGACTGCGACCGGCGCGGTAACCATCTCTCCATGCCTCTGATTGCCTGCAGAAATAATCATATCCTGCGGCTCGCTTGCCTTTGTATCCGCGCGAAAGACCGGCATGATATTGATCGTGGAATGCGTCATCGAACTCAACAGAGAGATCTGTGGTGCTGTGGTTGATGACGGCTCCGCCGTAATACTCTCCACCCCTGGCGATCCGAAGCGTATTCTCGAAAGGCACCAGGCCCTTGTATTCTCCGTCGGCAATAGATCCTTCAGTGATCTTGTAGCGAACCTGGCAGAATGCTCCAGGCATGTCGTATGGCTCATATCCAGTAATCCAGAAGCCTTGGGAGATGAAGATCTTTTGCAGGGTGGTCATGGCGTGGGGTGCAGTGCGGTGGAGGCCTTGCCTCCGATGCCCCTTAATGTAACCCCTGCGGGTCAGCAGAGCCACCACCGCAGCCAGCTCACAGGCTGTCCACGAACCGGAGCAGTTCGGTCAGATCGGCCTGTGCTTTGCGCATGGAGCCGACGTGCCCCCAATTGATCGGGGCGGCGTCAGGTGCGGGCCAATCCTGGATCCGATCGTGGAGGGTCTCCAGCAGGTCCAGGACCCTGGCGTGGGCCAGGGAGTATTCGTTCTCGGGGCAGGGCTGGGGCATGGTGGTGGGGTGCGGTGGCGGTGCCCGGATGCGCTCCGGGCGGGCGATGAGGCGGTCAGGCGAGGCGCCCGACGTACCGGGCGTATCCGTAGCCCTCGGTATTCACGAAGAATGGCGGCAGCCCATCAGAGACAACGGCGACCACGACGGTTACAGCGTGATCGCGGAACCAGTCGCGGATTTCGTCGTTGCCAACCCAGCTCGTGTACTCGTCAGCGCTGCATCCGTGAGCTTCGCAGATCTCGCGGAAGCGGAGCATGTTGTCAGGGCTCAGATCACGGCCGCCGATCTTCTCCCATCGGTCGTCATCGGCAAGCAGTGCGCTTCCAATGGCGCAGTATTCACGGACTGACACGTCAATGATCTTGTCGATTCTGCAGATCTCCGTGTACGACCTGTCGGCGATCTCACGGTCGTTATGCGCTAGGCGGTCATTTTTGTTCAGGGCGGGGAAATCGACTTTGATGATCTGGCCGGTGGCGAAGGCGGTCATGGTGGTGGTGCGGTGTGGTGTGGTGGAGTGCTCGGGATCCCTCCCGATGCACCTAATGTAACCCCTACGGGTCACCTTTGCCGCCGGCTGCTGTGCCAGCGGCGAGGGTGGCTCATTGATCACCCGAGGGCTTCGACGCCGTTCTGATTCATCCATGCCGGAACCTCTCCGATCGTTGTGACGCCGTCCCGGATCATCGCGGCGATCAGCTGAGCAGCCTGCCAGGGAGTGGCGCGGCGCAGCGCCAGCGAGGCGGTGCCGGTGATGCGGCCCGTCCAGTCGGCCCACAGCACGCCGTAGGCGAGCTGGCGAACGTTGAAGTCCGTCGACTGCTGGTCCAGGTTGCGCAGCTGATCAGCCGCGCCGCCTTCCCGAGTGCGCTTCATGCGAAAGGACCTGCAGACGGTGGCGAGGATCGCGGTCGGGGTCATGGCTGGCGGTGAGCAGTGGAGCACCGATCGGCTCCGGTCCCCTCAATGTAACCCCTACGGGTCACAGCAGACCGCGGCAGCTGTGCCAGCCCTACGACTGCCGCGCCGCCTGCCGCGCCTTGCGCCGCCGCTGGACCTTCTCCGCCCGACCGGCGGGGCTGTCCCAGTAGCAGCGGGAGCAGAGCGGGGCATGAACCCCGATGGCGGTGCGCCCGCAGCTGCAGCGGGGAAGCTGGGGGGCCAGCCCGGCCTGGCGTTCGCGCCAGCGCCGGACGGCCTCGGTGTTGCGCCGGGTCATGCTGCGAGCATCCGCCGGACGGTGGTGCGGCTGCAGCCCAGCCGCTCGGCGATCGTCTGCTGGGTCAGGCCAGCGCGACGCCACCGACGGGCCCGCTGCGGGCGCGACTCGGTCAGCAGGTAGATCACCAGCAGCGGGATGGTGAGGATGGCCAGGACGGTGGCCAGGAGGCAGGTGAGGGTGGTCATGGGGTGGTGGTGGGGTGGTTCAGAGGGTGAAATAAAGACCTGTGATCTCTTCGCAGGTGCGCCTGAGATCCTCCGCATAGATTCCGCGGAGTGAAAGAACCTCGGGGCAGTTGAGGGTCTTGCGGTTGTACTTAAAGCCTTGGATGTCGTAGAGATCAGATGATGCGTTGTAGCTTACTTTGAGGTGAGTGATCTTCTTGCTGCCAGACTGTTTCTTAAAGACAAGCGTTGCAGCTGCGGCATCGGTGACAATACGCGCGCCGGTCATGGCGGAGATGCGGTAGGCCCCGCCCATCTGGTTCAGGAGCGTTTCTGTGACGGTGGTCATGGCTGGTGGTGCGGTGGTTGTGTGGTGTCGCATGGGGGTGAGGGGATCGGGAGCGCGGCTCAGGCGACTTCCTGGACCGTGTAGTAGTCGTAAGAAGCCAGGCCGCGACCGGGCTGGGTGTAGACGCCGCCGTGATGGAACACCTTGACGGTCTTGCCTTGGCTGCGGAGCTTGCGAGCGGCCTTGAGAGCGGCGGCTTTGGTGGAGAACTGCATCGGTGAAGGAGCGAAGGGGTCGGCGCCGGTCCGTCCGGCTGAACCTAATGTAACCCCTGCGGGTCAGGCTGACGACCAGATGGTGGACAGCTCAGGGATTGGCGCATCGCCCAGGTGGTGCACGACCGCTGGACCAGCCAGCTCAGCAGCAGCTGGCGGCAGAGGTTGCGCAGCACCTGGGGATCAGTCTCGGCGTCGATGACGCGGCTCAGGCGTTCGATCTCGAAGCGCTGCTCGGTGGTGAGGTCCATCGTGCTCAGGCGGCAACCGGACGCGCGGCGCGGCACACAGGGGCCATGGAGTATCTCCCGAACGGGAAGATCGTTTCACCGCCTTCGTGATCAAGGCTGATGCGGTGCTTGGCCATTCCCTTGGGGCCGATGATCGTCACCGTCTTTGCAGTGCGCTGGAGAATCTTCACAGTGAAGACCGAGTCGTAATCTCCAATGAATCGGCCGCTGTATGCGGTGCCGACTTGAAACTTAGAGGTGGTCATGGTGTGGGGAGGTGAGGTGGAGTGCCCGGATGCGCTCCGGGCGGGCGGTGTGGGGATCAGGCGGTCAGCTCGTAGTTGCCCAGATCATCGACGTGGACGATCCGCCATTCGTCGCCGGGACGGTCGCCGATGCCAACTGCTCGGAGATCAGCGGCGGCTTTCTCGGCTGCAGCCTCGGTTGGCCACTGATTGTCTCCGATGTCAACGCCATGGCCCAGGATGTCGGTGTAGCCGTGGGCGGTTTTCAGCAGGAGTGTGAACATGACTAACTCGTGGGTGGTGCGGTGGAACCCGGCGGCTCTCGCCTCCGGTCCCCTCACTGTAACCCCTATGGGTCATCCCGGCACCCCTGCAGGTGGCCACGTCGCAGATCGTCACAATCGGCCTAAGCTGTCGGGATGAACCCCGAGACCCAGCTCCAGCAGCGGATCCGCCTGAGCTGCAGCCGCGGCCGGGCCCGGCTGTTCAGAAACAACGTCGGCGCCCTCCGCGATGCCGAGACCGGGCGGCTGGTGCGATTTGGGCTGGCGCCGGGCAGCGCCGACCTGATCGGCTGGCGGACGGTCACGATCGGCCCTGAGCACCTGGGCCAGCAGCTGGCGCAGTTCGTGAGCCTGGAGGTGAAGGCGCCCGGTAGGATCCGCAGCACCCGCCCGGACCAGGTCGTCTGGCGCGATCGTGTCGCCGCTGCTGGCGGCCTGGCGCTGATCGCCGACTCCGAGCAGGCAGCCCTCACCGCCCTGGACCCATGACCTACGCAATGACGATCGACCTCGGCCGCACGATCCACGCGTTCCGCCTGCCGCCGTGGATCAACTCCGAGCACGAGGCCCGGCGGTTCCACCAGGCGCTCACCGATGGCCTGTGGTCAGTCGAGCCCGTGCGCGTCGACGGCCACTACCTGGCGTGCGTGCTGCACGGCGACACGGAGCACGGGCTGGCCATCCCGGCGCGGAACTGGGACGAGGCGTCCGCCGTGCTCGAGGCTGCTGCCGTCGGTCAGCTCGCTGTCGTGAACTGATCCAACAGGCGGGCACGGGCCTGGGGCAGCGCCGCCAGCTCCTCCTCCGTGAGGGCGACGCCGGACTCTGATCCGACCTCCTGCAGCTCGAACACGAACCCGCTCGGCCCGCTGCGGAGCGTCATCACGATGGCGCCGGGATCGTCGGGGCTGGCGTCCCGTTCGTGGATCGCAACGGCGACGGTGGTGATCTGCATCAGACCTTTTCCAGCTTGGACAGCATCGTCCAGGGCCTGGAGTGAGACCAGGGATCGCCCTCGATCCGCACCCGGTCGCCGGGCTGCAGGTGCAGGGCCGCGTCGATGGCGATGTCGACGCTGCCCTTGGCCATGAATGGCTGCGCGTCAGCGGCGACCGGCTGCAGGTCCAGCTCGCAGCCGCGGTCGTGGAATCGGATCTCGCGCACGGTGCAGAGCATGCCCGCAGCCTAGCGGCCTGGCTAGGTGTGCCGGTTTAGAAATTGTCCACTGGGTGCGGCCAGCGGGGATGCCTTGGGGGAATCTGTGGGGGCACCGCCATGAGCGCATGACCCAGCCGATGCCTGACCTCGACTACCACTCCCACCCCGCGATCAGCGCCAGCCACCTCAAGCTGCTGGCATGCCAGACCCCGCGGCACTACTGGGACCGCTACGTCAACCCCGACCCGGCTCCTTCGGTCGAGACCGATGCCATGCGCTTCGGCACCCAGCTGCACATGCTGACGCTGGAGCCCGGCCGGTTCGCCGAGGCCTACCACCTGGACCTCACGCCACCGGATGCCCCCAAGCGCCCGACGGCGAAACAGCGGGAGGCCCTCGGCAAGGTGCCCCGCGAGGGCACGAAGGCGCGGGAGGAGCATGACCGCATCGCCGCCGCCGCCGCATGGTGGCAGGAATGGGATGTCGCTCACCCGGACCAGCCAGGCGAGGCCCTGCCAGCTCAGCGCTGGCTGGACCTGCAGGGCATGGCGACCAGCCTGGCCCGCTGCCCGATCATCGGGCCGCTACTGGCACAGCAGGGGGCCGCTGAGGAGGCGCTGTTCTGGCATGACCCTGACCTCGGCATCGACTGCCGCTGTAAGCCCGACTGGCTGACCGCCGACGGGTGGATCCTGGACCTGAAATCGTGCATCAGCGCGAATCCTCGCCGGTTCCGCTGGCAGGCCTGGGACCTGGGATACGACGTCCAGGCATGGTTCTATCTGCGAGGCGTTCAGCAGGCTCTGGGCATCAAGTCAAAGGGGTTCTTGTTCGCCGCCGTCGAAAAAAACCGCCCCTACGTCAGCACTCCGATCCTGGCATCCGACGCTCTGCTGGAGCGTGGCCGCGGCCGTGTCGAGCTGGCGGTGGCCCAGCTACTGGAGGCGCGTCGCACGGGCGTCTGGCCCGGCTATCTGCCCCCGGGCGAGCTGGCCATGCTGGAGCCCCCCGGCGCCGATGCGCCGCCGCCTGCCCCTGAACTGGAGCTGTACTGATGTTCCTCACCGTCACCGACCTGGTCTCCGGCGCCGACCGCCTGCGCGTCCGCACTGCTCTGCGGCAGCTGCAGGTCCAGGCGGTCCTCGACCGCCTCGCCGCGGCCGACCCCGGGCCTGAGCATCAGGCCGACATCCAGACCCTTCGTTCGTTCCTGAAATGACTGAATCCACAGCCCTTGCGGTGTCACCACCGCAACCGACGGGCAGCCTGGGCATCTGGGCCAACCCCGACGCCTTCGACCAGGGCCAGCGCATGGCCGCCGCCCTGGCTGGTTCCACCCTGCTGCCGGACGTCTACCGCGCCGACAAGGCCGGCCCGAAACAGGCCCTTAGCAACTGTCTGATGCTGTTGAGCCTGGCCCAGCGGCTGCAGATGGACCCGTTCCTGGTGGGCCAGAACATGACCCCGATCAACGGCCGGCCGGCGTTCTCCTCCGCGTTCGTGATCGCCCTGATCAACCAGTCCGGCCGGTTCACCCCACTGAGGTTCCACCACAGCGGCGCAGGCGATGACCGCCAGTGCTACGCCAGCGCCCAGGACCTGCGCAGTGGCACCGAACTGCAGGGCATGCCGGTCACGGTGCGGATGGCGAAGGACTACGGCTGGTGGGGCCGCAGCGGTTCGCAATGGCCGAAGAACACGGATCAGCTACTGGCCTACAGGGCCGCCGGCTGGTTCGGCCGTCTGCACTGCCCCGAGGTGCTGCTGGGTGTTGCCGCCAGGGAGGAGGTGGTTGACGCGGTGATCGACCTGGAGCCCGAGCCTGTGCCCGCGCCAGTGATCGCCGCCGCCGTTGAGCCCGAGCCCGAGCCCGAGCCCGAGGTGGCTGCACCCGCCAACCCTGAGCCCAGCCCCAGCCAGCAGCACCGCGACGCCGCCCTGCGCGGCATCCCGCAGCTGACCAGCCCGGCGGCCCTGGCCAACGCCCGGCGCCGCGCCGACGCCCTGCTGAAGGATGGGCAGATCACAGCTGAGGACCACGCCGCGATCATCGAGGCCGTTGATGGCCGAGTGCAGGAGCTGGCGGCTGCTGGGGAGGTGCAGGGTGACTGATCCCCGCCTCGCATGGTTCGCCATCGGCGCCACCTGCAGCGCGGTGCTGTTCGGCTGGCCGTGGCATCCGCGGTCTAGACGCCACCGCGGGAGCAATCCGCCACCGCCTGGCCGCAAGCCGACGCCGTCGGCCTGTCCGCCTGTACTCGGCACAGCTCGCTGGTTCATCAACTGGTTCGCCATCGGCGCCGGCATGGCCAACAGCGAGACCACCCTGCAGCAGCGCATCCGGCTCAGCTGCAGCCGCGGCCGGGTCCGGCTGTTCCGCAACAACGTGGGGGCGCTGCGCGATGCCACCACGGGCCGGCTGGTGCGGTTCGGTCTGGCCCCAGGCAGCGCCGACTTGATCGGTTGGCGGACGGTGGTCATCGGCCCCGAGCACGTCGGGCAGCGGCTGGCCCAGTTCGTGAGCGTGGAGGTCAAGGCGCCTGGCAGGTTGCGCCAGGCCCGGCCCGATCAGCTGGCATGGCAGCGGCAGGTCGAGGCAGCGGGCGGGCTGGCGGTGATCTGCGACTCAGAGGCTGCAGCCGTGGCGGCGGTTGAGCCGTAGGGTTCGGGCAACCGCTTACCTGCGAGGCAGGTCCTGAGCATTGCGACTGCGGCCAAGTCCGCCTCGCTAAAGGCTCCATCATCCCCCGCGGCACCCGCTCAATCAGCTACCCCGACCCAGGGCCTGATCGGCAGCCCACCAACCCGTTCACCGGCAAGCCCGTCAAGCCTCAGCCGCATGGGGGCCGGATCATCCCCGGAGACACCCTATGACTGACATCGACGCCCGCGAGGTCGCCTTCCGCGCCGCGATCAACGCTGCCAGCCTGTCGTTCGACCGAGGCATCAGCACCGCCGCCGAAATGATCCGAGAGGCGGCCCGCAACGAAAGTTTTCTGGCCGCCCTCCGCCATGACCCAGCCCCAGCGCTGGCCCAGCTGGCGGCCATCATCGAATCCACCAACACCCCCGACTCATGAACAACATCACCCTCATCGGCCGCGCTGGCCGAGACCCTGAGCTCCGCTGCTTTGAGTCCGGCACTCAAGTCGCCAACCTCACCCTCGCGGTGAACCGCCGTGGCCGCGACGAGGAGCCTGACTGGTTCAACCTGGAGATCTGGGGCAAGCAGGCCCAGGTGGCCGTGGACTACGTGCGCAAGGGTTCGCTGATCGGCGTCATCGGCCGGATCCGCATGGAGAAGTGGACGGATCGCCAGACCGGCCAGGAGCGCATGAAACCGGTCGTCTCGGTCGAACGGCTGGAGCTGCTCGGCTCCAAGCGCGACCAGCCGGAGCCCCCGATTGATGACGAGGTGCCGTTCTGATGGACCACCCTCGATTCCGTCCAGGCCAGCTGGTCTATGTCAGGGGCTACGGGGAAAATACCGGGCGACGGGTCATCGGTGCCCTCACCCCGCAGGCGCTGGAGGAGGAGTTTCTCTCTCGCGGCGTCCAGCCATTGTTCACCGAATGGCCCCACTATCAGGTTGAGGGCATTCCTCAACCTGTGTCCATGCTTCGACTCTCCACTAAACCCATCAAACTGAAATGACTGCCTTCTACGGAACCCGCGGCGCTGATGTCTTCGTCGGCACTGCAGAGAACGATCAGTTCTACGTCAACAACATCAACGACGTCATCATCGGCGGCGGTGTTGGCGATGTCGTCAGCTCCAGCATCAACTACACGCTGGACGCTGGAATCACCAGCCTGATCATCACCGGCCGGGCCCAGGTGGCCATCGGCAACGACCAGGGCAACTTCGTGGCGGGTAACCGCTACGACAACATCCTGAACGGCGGGAAGGGCATCGACCGCCTGACCGGCGGCGCTGGCGCTGATACCTTTGTCTTTGATGCCAGCGGCCGCGCCAACGCCGACTACGTCCAGGACTTCACCAGCGGCGTCGACCGCCTGGCGATCAGCGGCGACGCCTTCGGTGTCGCGGCCGGGGCCTCGTTCGACTACGTCGAGGACTGGGCCAGCCTCGGGGCAGGCCCCACGTTCATCCGCGAGTCGATCGAAGGCCTCGCGCCGACGATCTGGTTCGACGCCGATGGCGCTGGCGGCCAGGCTGCGCAGCTGCTGTGCACCCTGCAGTGGCGCAACAACGGGACCAGCGCTGCCGACTTCGCGATCCTCTGAGGATTGCGGGCCCGCCCGGAGCCTATCCGGGCTGTTCGTTCACCTATTCACACTCTCATGGAAAGCGTCACTATCAATGGAATTGAGTATGTTCCAGCCGCGCGACCAGGCAAGCGTGCCGTCATCATCATTGATCGCGGCTGGATCTTTGCGGGAGACGTAACCCGTAAAGATGGACGCATCTACCTGTCGCGTTGCGTATGGATATTCAAGTGGTCCTCTTGCGGCTTTGCCGCAGTCATTGACGATCCGGGCAAGGCCGACATTCGACCTCACGCAGACATCGACATCCCTGCCGGGGCTGAGATTTTCAGCGTGCCAGTCTCGGACGATTGGGGGCTGAAATGATCGTCGGCTCCAGAAGCGGCAACGGCAACGGCTACGGCTACGGCAACGGCAACGGCTACGGCAACGGCTACGGCTACGGCTACGGCGACGGCAACGGCTACGGCGACGGCTACGGCTACGGCAACGGCTACGGCTACGGCTACGGCTACGGCTGCGGCTACGGCGGCGGCGGCTCCGATACGCCGTCGGCGCATCGCCTGCGCCGTCCATAAAAGGCCCGCCCGGAGCCTATCCGGGCATCCCATTGCATCACCGCATCATGTTCGTCTTGGAGCTCTACATCTGGGCCATGGTCGTAACGACCGTGGCATGCGTCCGCCCCCGCGAGGCTGGAGATCTGGCGGAATGGGCCTGCGCCAGCCTGGCCGGCGCCATCTGGCCGGTGACTGTGTGCGTCCGCATCCATCGCGCCATGCGGCGGGGGTGCGGCATGGGTCATAACGAGGCATCATCTAAGGGTCACAGTTTCTTGCCTTGCCCGTTCTGCGGGAGCGAAAGATTGGATACGCAAACCTTCTCTTATGTAATTTGCGACAAGTGCGGCGCGTTCGGTCCTTCCCCTGGAGATGGCAGGTCGGGTGCTGAATTGTGGAATCAGCGAGCGGAGGTGCGTCGTGGCTGAACTCAGCCCCGCTGCCGGCGCCATTGTCCGGGCGTTTGATGAACGCTACGAACAATGCGGGCCGTTTGACGACAACTGGCAGGAGTGGTGCCTTGCCGCCGCCCTGCGGGAACTGGCCAGCCGCATCAATGGCGCCGACCACATCCGCGCCGACATCATCGACATCGCCAACGAACTGGAGGGCGCACAATGAGGAACACGCTTTGGCTGCACATCCTGGAAGACCTGGGCCCAGAAGAGGGCTGCATCCTGCCAATGTGGTTGCGACTGGTTTATCTCCTGATCTTCCCTTTGCAAGGCCTGCGCTTTTTGTTGGGCACCGCGACAGGAATGGACTTCACGCGCTTGACCTACGAAATCCATGGGGTTCATTTTTCCGCCAGGACGTTTTTGCGCTTGAGCCGTGCTTGCGGCGAGCTTTACAGATTCACCAACATCAATGGGATTCTGACGGTCGAACGGGTGGAGGCATCGTGATGGTCAACATTGACAGCGATTCCGTCCGCGCCGAGGATCCAGGGCAGAGACGTCCGATCATCCCACCACCAGAGCTGTTTGCAAAGTGTTACGAGAAGCTCGCAGCCCTGGAAGAAGCGGAGCGCAATTTACAGGTTTCCTTTTCGCGCGAGTTCATCATGAGCCACATGATTTGCACGGCCTACGACGCTGGCCATACCGCTGGCGCCAATCAAGAGCCGGAGGCCCCATGATGGTCAACATTGACAGCGATTCCGTCCTGGGCCTGATCGCCACCCTCGCGTTCCTGATCTACCTCACCCGTTCCCGCCGATGACCACCCCCGACTGGCGCAAGCTGTCCGCCATCCCCTGGTCCGCCCAGGTCGCCCAAGTCGCCGCTGCTCTGGGCCACACCGAGATCCCGCCGGAGGGTAGGTCCAGGCAGTTCCACTCCGGCCTGCATGACCTCGCGGTGACGGCCTCTGAACACGGCTTCATCCTGCGCCTGGGCGATTCCGCTGGCTTCTACGTCACCCCCGCCGCCGTCGCTGAAGCCACCCGCTGCCGTGGCAGTGGCCCCACGAACGAGGCCCTCCGCACCTGGCTCAGGTGGTGGGGGTGGCAATCCACCCCTCCATCACCATGATCATGCAACCTCGCCACCGCTACATCATCCGCGTGCCCCGGGCGACCGGCGGCATGGCCCCGTTCGAGATCCAGGCCGACACCGTGCAGGACCTCCACCGCCAGGCGCGGGTCCTGTTCTCCCACGTCTGGGACCGCATAGTCTGGCCTGATGGCACAGCCCCTCAACCCCGAAATCCTGGCCGCAGCGCGTGAGCTGCTGGACCAGGGCTGCAGCCTCAGGCGTGCCGCCCGCGAGCTGGGCATCAGCCATGTAACGCTGGTGGCGTATGGCCTGCGATCGGCCGGGCTGCACCAGTACCCGGCGGAGATGGTGCGGCAGGCCCGTGAGCGCTACGCCACCGGTGAGACCATCAGGGCACTGGCGGCCAGCCTGAACGTGTCTATCGGCAGCGTCTCCGACTGGGTCTGGGGCAGGTCCAGGCGTGGGGCCGGCGGCCCGATTCCCCCACGTCCTCGTGGTGGAGTGCCCCGCGGCGGGTCCTGCGAGCGTCTGTGCTGCCACTGGACCGATGCCGGCTGCGGCATGGGATTCCCGCCGGAGGATTGGTCAACCCGTTACTGCGGGGGATTCACTCCGCGTTCGTGAGCTGAACTGCAACGCCTGATGATCGCCTGGGCCGTAGTGACATCCAGATGCCGCCCAGTGCCGCAGGCATGACGATCTTTTCAACCGCGAAACCAGCTCCGCCGCTGAACTCCTGCTTGTAGGTTCCTGTCTGCAGGTGCCATCTGTTTTCGATTGTCTGGTGCCCTGCAGCGTTGATGCTGTAGCAGGCATGCGAGACGATTGTTCGTTGATGATTGTGGCCGTTGACCATGACTTGAGCCTGTGGCGCAATGCTGGCGTACCTGCCGCCACCCATGACACCTTTTGTGATGATGCCGCCCCAGGCGCCGTGGTGAAAAAACAGCTGCAGCCGGCGCGTCTTCCCGGTGGTGTCAGTTCGGAACGTGAACCAGACCCAGCCCTGATACCGGAGGTGCTCAACTGGCGATCCCTGATCCCGCATCAGCCGACTCAAATGGCCGAGCGGGTCAATCTCGTTATGGTTGATGATGGCCGTCTCATGGTTGCCATCGCTGATCATGACGATCAGGTCATTCCACGGCCTGAGCCATTCTGCGCATTCATTGAACACCAGGTCGAAATAGTTCCCCCCAAGATGCTCGGGCCTGATGCTCGACTTGCTGCCTCGGCGGTCTTTCTTGCCTTGCATCAGGCATAGCAGGTCGCCGAAGATCAGGACTTTGGCGTTGCGCTCTCGTGCTTCATTCAGGTGCCGCGCTAGCAGCTTGCGATCGCACAACGGATTGTCAAGGTGAACATCAGAGATCAGGAGAAAATCCGAGACCTCGTCATTCGACCGATAGGGGATCCGCAGCTCCAGCAGTTCCGGACTGATCCGCCGCGATTCCATGCTGGGCCAGGTCGGTGTCCGTTCTTACCGTAGCGGTCGCCAGCAGCCACCGAATCAGACGCAGGGCCCTGACGGGGTCCCATGAGTCGGATCCGGTCCAGTGCTCCCACAGCTCGGTCGCGCCCTTCCGTCGGTTGCACGGTGCGCATGCCGGGGCCAGGTTGTGGCGGCAGGTCTCCCCGCCGTTGCGTCGGGGGATGAGGTGATCGAGCGTCAGGTGCTGCGGGCTGGCCCCGCACAGGTAGCAGGTGTGGCCCCATTCGTCGAGGATCTGCCTCCTGAACCGGCGCTTGCCCTCCTTTCGCGGCACCAGCTCGCAACCTTCAATGGCATGGTCCACGCGAGCCAGCGCCTGTCCTGAGGCTACTCAATCCCGCAGCAGCGCCCTGGCATTAAAGGTTTGCGATTTCAGGATCGCCATGGCCATCATCTCGTGATGGCGCACTCTTTCACGGCTAATCCCCATGTCAGCGCCGATGGCCGAGAGCGTCTCCTGCTCTCCGCCATGGAGCCCGAAACGACGGGTGATGACCTCCTGCTGCGCCGGCGTCATCTTGCTCATGCCTCTGGTGATCGCCTCGCGCATGCCGTCGAGGTGCTCCTGCTGGTCCAGGGTGTCGTCCGGCGTTGGCCCATCGCTGGCCAGCAGCTCGGACAGTTCGCAGCCGTCCTGCTGTCGGACGCGCGTGTCCAGCGAGCAGCAGCGCTGGTCAATGATCAACGCTTGCCGGACCCGCTCGATGGGCTCGCCAGCCGCCTCGGCCAGCTCTGCCAGGGTCGGCTCGGTGGCCGTGGCCTGTAGGTGCTGGCGGATGATGCCGCGCAACTTGCGCTGCAGATCGGCCAGGTGAATCGGCTGGCGGATCATGCGAGAGGTCTGGTCGATCGCCCGTTGCATCGCCTGACGGATCCACCAGTAGCCGTAGGTGCTGAACTTGTAGCCGCGGGCGGGGTCGAACTTCTCCACGGCCCGGACGAGGCCAACGGTGCCCTCCTGGCACAGGTCCAGCTGATCAACGCCGCGGTCGTGGTAGCGACGGCTCATGCTGACCACCAGGCGCAGGTTCGCCTGGACCATGCGGTCCTTGGCTCGCTGGGCGGCCCGGAGCGCCTTCCGCTCGGCGGCAGTAGCCTCACGGCCCTCGCGTGCCGCGATCTCCTCCTGCAGCCGCTGACCGGCCTGCACGCGGTTGCCCAGCTCGATCTCCTCCGCTGCGGTGAGCAGTGGCACCCGCCCGATCTGGGCCAGGTAGTCGCCCATGCCGGCGCTCATGCTGCCCCGATTGCCCGGGAGATGACGCGATCTCGCGGGACCCTGAACTGCTGAGCCAGCTCGGCGAGCCTGGTGTCCAGCGGTGTTTCCGCCGACTGGATCATGCCCAGGATGGCGTTGATCTCACCAATCCTGGCGGTGCTGCCGCGACCATTGCCCAGCAGGCTGCGGCGGGTCTCCAGCAGCAGCTGCAGCCGCTCCCGCTCGGTGGCACGGCCTATCTCAAACGAATCCACGGTCGAGCCGCAACTGCCCGGAACCTACCCTGAGGCGGGCGCCACGTCTAACCAGTTGTGCCGATCCTGCAACTGTCCACAGATCGCAGCACGGCAGCGCCGGCCGAGGGTATTGATAGGGGGCCCACCACCTGACCGATGGCACTGATTGACCGCCTGGCGCTGGCGAACTGCGTCGCCACTCGTGGCACCCCCTGCACTGAACCGTGCCGCGACTGCCGCACTGAATCCGCTGCAGTAGCCCGTGAGCTAGCCAACTGGCTGGACGGACGGTTCGGCTATTCCGAAACCGCCAACCTCATCCGCGGCGTGATGCCGGAGGTGGGCTGATGGCACAGCTCATCTACAGGAGCGGCCCTTGGCTGATCGAGCGAGACCCAACGATGGCGGCCCGCCCAGACCTCGTGCGGTTTGTCAAGCGCACTCCGTTCGGTCGAAAAATGCTGGACCAGATTGCTCAATGGACCGGCACCGGCTGGGATCCGTCCCGCTGGGTGCCACGTCCGCCGATGGTGGGCCAACCAATCCTCGACATGGTGGAGCGGCACATGCGGGGGGTGGGGTGATGGATTACTCCGAGTTCCTGGAGCGCAAGCTCCACACTGGCGCTGATCACGGCTTTGAGCCGCTTTGGATGCCGCCTCAGCTGTTTCCCTTTCAGGAGTCGCTCACCACATGGGCGCTCCGCAAGGGCCGAGCCGCGATCTTCGCAGATTGCGGGCTTGGCAAAACCGCAATGCAGCTGACCTGGGCAGAGAACGTCGCACGTCACACCAACAAGCCGGTACTGATCCTGACGCCTCTTGCAGTCGCGGCTCAGACCGTTCGCGAGGGTGAGAAGTTCGGTGTCGAATGTCATCAGAGCAGGAATGGCGCCATACTGGCGCCTGTTGTAATCGCAAACTATGAACGTTTGTCGTATTTCAATCCTATTGACTTTGGCGGTGTCGTTTGCGACGAGTCAAGTATATTGAAAAACTTTGACGGTAGTCGACGAAATGAAATAACTAACTTTATGCGCAAGATGCCTTACAGGCTGCTCGCCACGGCTACGGCTGCCCCTAACGACTTCATTGAGCTGGGAACCAGTTCGGAAGCTTTGGGATATATGGGCCACATGGATATGCTCGCAAGGTTCTTCAAGAACGATCAGAACAATCTAACATCTAGGCGCATGTATGGAGAGGCGCCAAAGTGGAGGTTTAAGGGTCATGCCGAGACTCCATTCTGGCAATGGGTCACAAGCTGGGCCAGGGCGGTGCGCAAGCCATCTGATCTTGGGTTTCCTGATGATGGATTTCTGTTGCCCGACCTAATTGAAGTTGAACATTTGATTAACACCTCTACTGTCCCAGAGGGGATGTTATTTGCTATGCCAGCGACAGACCTTAGAGAACAAAGAGCAGAAAAACGACGGACAATCACCGATCGTTGCGAACAAGTCGCAGCCATGGTTAATTCGTCAACCGATCCGGCCCTAGTATGGTGTCACTTAAATGAGGAGGGTGACTTGCTGCAGCGGCTGATTCCTAATTCGGTTCAGGTGTCTGGCTCTGATTCTGACGACACCAAAGAGCAAAGACTAGTCAGCTTTGCAGATGGCCAGTCGCGCGTATTGATAACAAAGCCAAAGATAGGAGCATGGGGGCTAAACTTTCAGCACTGCAACCATATAGCATACTTCCCATCTCACTCGTTTGAGCAATACTATCAGTCAGTACGGCGATGCTGGAGGTTTGGGCAAAGGCGGCCAGTTACGGTTGATATTGTTCTAACTGAAGGCGAGCGCCGAATAATGGAAAACCTGCAGCGCAAACGACAGCAGGCAGAACGAATGTTTTCATCTCTTGTTTCGGAGATGAATCATTCGCTAGAGATCACCCCTAAATCCTATTCGCTCACACCCATTGCCGTTCCATCATGGCTATCATCACCGATCGCTACGCAATCTACAACGGAGACTGCATCGAAGTCATGCAAGGGCTCCCCAGCGAGAGCATCCACTTCTCAATCTATTCGCCGCCGTTTGCCGGGCTCTACGTCTACAGCTCAAACGAGCGAGACATAAGCAACTGTCAAGACTACGGTCAGTTCTTTGATCATTACGGATATGTCGTCTCCGATCTTCATAGGCTGACAATGCCAGGCCGACTAACTGCTGTTCATTGCACTGATATTCCTACCGGAAACAGCGGCCAAGATGCGCTAATGGATCTGCCTGGGAAGATCATTGAATTGCATGAGCGTATGGGTTGGCATTACATTGCTAGGCACACAATCTGGAAAGAGCCACTATGGGTTCGCAATCGAACGATGGTCAAAAACTTGGCTCACAAAACCATCGTAGAAGACGCGGCATATGCTGGAGTAGCATCGGCCGACTATCTGCTGATATTCCGTCGTAGTGGTGAAAATCAAATCCCTATCGTCAACCCAACCGGACTAGATCACTACGCTGGTGAATGTCCAATCCCACCGGATCTGCACAAGTACAAAGGATGGAAAGGAAAGCAGACCGAAAATCGTTTCAGTCACTGGATCTGGCGCCGTTATGCCTCATCTATATGGGACGACATTACCATGGGCAGAGTGCTGCCGTTCAGAGACTCAAAAGATCCAGACGACGAGAAGCACGTGCATCCACTTCAGCTTGACGTAATTGATCGCGCCATTTGCCTAAGGTCAAACCCGGGCGAAACTGTTTTAACGCCATTCATGGGAGTAGGATCAGAGGTATATGGAGCCGTTCAACTAGGTAGAAGAGGGATCGGGATTGAGCTAAAGGAGTCGTATTACAATCAGGCTATAAAGAACATGGAGATTGCAGTAGAGGATACTAGATCGCCAGATCAGTCCACGCTATTTGACCTTGACTCATGACCCCTCCCATCATCACCATCGCCCGGGTCCGCCAGCAGGACGGCAGCGAACTCTGGCGGATCTGCTACGGGGGCACCTGCCGCGAGTCGCCGGACTGGTGGCAGGTCACGGTCTGGCTGGAGCAGTTCAGCCGGCTAATGGCGGGGGCGCCGGAGGGGGATGGGGGTTAGCCCCCCGGCTTAACCACCAGCGCCCACCCCGTCGAGGGCCCATCGGCCTCCCAGCGCCTGAGCCAGTTCCGGCGGCTGTAGGCGATCCCAGCCCCCCGAGTGTGGTTGACGTAGCCGCCGTTGAGCATGTCGGCCTCCCCGTTCGGATCGTTCATCACGAACGACTCAGCAGTGAACCCGATGCACAGCGTCCAGTGCCCTCCGCCCGTGGGGGCAGACGCCGGGCCATGGTGGAGCCAGCCAACCGGCACCGGTCGGCCGGCGAGGATCTCGGACTCCAGTAGCCCAGGGGCGGCATTGGTCACCATGCGGGCCTCCAGGCCCAGGGTTCGCAACGCCTGTATCTGCGCCTGCGCATCGGTGGTGTCGCCGAACCTGGCGCGGATCAGGTTGTACTCATCGTCGCCTTTCGCCTTGCCGTAGAACGCGCCGACCATGGCGCAGGTGGAGCTGAAGCACTCGCGGAAGCCGGCGCCGCTGCGATTGTCGTTCTGGCTGAAATACGGTACCCGCAGGATCTTCTCGGTCAGCCGCGGCAGGCTGCCCCACATCGCAGCCTCTGCCTCTCGTCGCCGCCTCAGGCCCGCCTCGCTGGGCCCGCCCGGGTTGACGTAGAGCCGCAGGGCGGCGGGCACATCGGCCAGCCTGCCGTCACGCAGGGCGGCGCTAATCGTGTCAAATCCCGAGGCCCCGTAGAACCCATCACCGACGTTGTAGGCGAAGCTCAACAGCGCCGCCTGCTGCGATGCCGACAGCCTGGACCAGCCAGGAACCGACTTCGCCAGCCGCGGGGCCAACACGTCGCGGACGTGGCTGTCGAGCATCTCATCAGCGACCGACTGGGTGATCACGTCGCCACGCTTCACGGCAGCCCCGTCGAAGTGCCTGGTGGCGCCCCAGCCGATCGTCCAGGGATCGCCGCCGGTCTCAGGGTCGGGGTAGGCCTCAAGCCGGCACCCCTCGAACTCCTTGATCAGCGGCAGGGCCAGCTTGACCGCTGGGCTGTCGGCCGGCTTTGGCAGCGGGGCAGCCCGCCACAGCTCGCTGAACCGCTGGCGCTGCGCCTGGCTCAGCGATTCATCCAGCGCCTGAAATGCCGCCAGCTGGTGGGGCTCCAGGGACCCACGGCGTGCCGCGTGCTCAGCGGCTGCCCGGACGGTGGCCAGGCTCATCGCTTGACCAGCGGGGTGAAGATGCCGGCGAACAACTCGACACCGCGGTAGAACCGGCCCACCAGGTCGTTGTCCTTCGGGGTATCGGTCAGGTTGACGATCAGCACGGCTGCGCCATGCAGGGCCAGGATGATCTCAATCAGGTCGGACAGGCTGACGTCTTTCACGGCTGGGGATCAGCGGTCACCTCAACGGTAGCGGCGGGCCAGAACCGATCGATCACCACGGTCGTCACGACCGGCAGCAGCAGCCCGCAGATTGCCGCCAGGATGACCACCTGCGCCATGCGCTGCTCCAGCCGGTTCAGCCGGGCGTAGATGCCCGATTCCCCGCCCATGGCCTGCCGCTCCTCCGCCTGGTCCTGGATCAGGCGGTCAACCTTCGTCTCCAGGACCGCCAGGCCTCGCAGCAGGTCAACGTGAGTGACGCGGTCGGGGTCCATGGCCGTGCGGGCGTGCCAGCCCTTTCAGGCTACGTGCCAGTCCTGCTCAGGCCCCGGATCGTTCGGGATGATCTCCCACGACTGCACCCAGGCGCCATCAGGACCCAGGCGGGGTGTGGTTTCAGTGCACCGCTCGCAGGTCGGGTCATGCGGTGGAATCGGAGTAGGTCGGACCCGCGCGATGCCGAACCCCGCCAGGTCATCGTCGGTGGGCTCCAGCGGGAACCACGTGCGCGGATTGTCGGCCCGCAACTGGTCCATGGTGACGTGCTCCATGGTGTCGAGTCGGATCAGCATCAGCGGGCGACCATGAGGGTGAACATTTCCAGCCCGGTCAACTCCCTGGTCCAGCCAATGACCCGCGCGATCGGGATGTTCGCATGGCCGTTGTTGCCCTGCCCGACCATCAGGCGGGTGATCGTCGGGAGCCCGCCGAGGCCATGAGTGATCAGCCCATCGCCGGGGCCGCCGCCCGCCAGCGCCCGGACGGCCGAGCTGTTCCAGCTGCATACGAACCGCTGGCGAGTCGGCATCATGCCTGACCTGGGGCCGGAGTAGGAGCCTGTCCATGCGCCTGTGAGCACTGGGGACGGAGTGAGTCCGGCATTGGTGAGGAACTCGGTCCCGGAGTTGCGGCGCATGGCGACCCGGTACTGGCCGCCCTGGCATTGCAGATCGACGTAGTGACCGGCGAACGTAGAGCCAGATGCGGTGCCGTCGTCCAGGGTCAACAGGCTGGACGAATCGACGTGCCCATTGACCTCCACCATGACCGCCCGCAGGTTGGCGTTCAGTGGAGAGGGCAGGGTCCAGGTGAGGCCATCGGATGGCCTGGTGATCGGGGTGCTCGGCCCATCGCTGTGGACGTAGCTCGACGGCAGCGGCTGGTAGTACTCACGCTGAAATCCGAAGATGTCCACACCGCTGGACCCGTCGCCGGTGAACTGCGCCAGGATCGCGCCGCCCTGTTTCCGCACGATGCGGACACGCGGCTGCGAATAGCTGGTCCCACCGCCCGAGCTGACGCCACCAACACGGAACGTCACTAGCAGCCATCCATCTTGCGTCCTGGTGACGTTCGGGAACCTGAGCAGCCCATCGAACTGTGCGGTGTAGGTCGTGCGATAGTCGAGCACTGCCCCGGTCTGCAGATCCAGGGTGATGAAGATTCCTTCCTCACCTGTAAAGCCGGCACCAGCTGTACCAATCCTGACCGCATGGTTAGCCGTGTCGCCGAAGCCCTTGACGGCGATGGTGTAACTCTGAAGCGTAGAGATTGACCATAGGCCGAACTTGCCGATGAAATGATCACCGAAGCTGGTGTCGAGTTGCAGCCTAGAAGATTGATAGGTGGAGGTGTTTTCAAGTCCATCAATGGGGCCCGAATAACCGCCTGTGATCGTGCAGCCTGCCAGATAGCCGCCGCCTCCTGCGCCAGTGTTGCCGCCGAAGGTTAGGCTTGGCGGTTCCCACCCTCCCGACCCGGCGAAGCGATTGGAGTAGCGGATTCCCTGAGATCGGAACCCTTCCACCAGCACACCGAGATTGTTCCCGCTGCTGTCATGCTGATATGCAACGGTGCTTGCCGATGCCCTGGTGTAACGCTTGCCGGAGCTGATGTGAAACTTCTCGTAAGGGCGGTTGACGGTCAGCACGCTAGTGTTGCTGACCAGATCGTTGAGCGTTCCGGTATTGAAATCAAACCGAAACGCTGCGTCTCCAATGATGCTGCTAGCCGTCAATCCGGAGCTGACGGCGAACTGTCGGCGGGCGAGAACGCTCATCAGGTCCAGATTGTGGGGCGACTGCCGCGCCAGGTGCTGCCACCGTTGCGGGTGTAGAACGCGATCGTGTAGGTGTAGCCGGCCACAAGTGTCGGGGCTGTGCCATCAGCCCATAGAATCGCTGGCCATGTAATCGTGCCGCTGGTGTAGGTGAACTCAAACAGGAATAGCGTTACCCCATTGGCCGGCACATTGGTGAACGTGAATGTCACGTTGCCGTTGACAGTTCGGTAGAAGAACGCTCCTAGGCTCAGGTCCAGGGCAGTGCCGCTGCCCATGTCCACGGCGTTCGACCTCATTGGCGCCGGCATCGAATCCGTCGTCAGGGCCAGCCCGCCGGCGCCGACGGTGGTCATGGCCGTCAGCACCTCCGCAATCGTGGCGGTTTCGATCAGCCCGGGAGTTGAGCTGTTGGCCAGCGGGAACCCCTGCAGGGTCGCGCCGGTGAAATCCATCACGCCCTGGAAGATGCTGTCAATGATCGTTCCGGTGAACGTCGTCGAGGATCCCACCGACACGTCGGGGGCGCCGATGTCTCCGACCTGGGCAACCTCGCCGGTAGTCAGATCCTCGAGCCCAGCGGGGGTGAATCGCAGCATGTCCTCCTGGGTCCCGTCGCAGGCGACGAAGCCGCCGCCGTTGTTGGTGAACAGATAGCTGAACCGGTTGCGGGCGGCCATGTCCTGCTGCACCTGGGGCAGCGCGGTCGAGTAGTTTCCCCACCCGCACCATGCCGTGCGATGCGGGGCCATGGCCAGGGTAGAGGGGCGTCGGAACTCGACGGGGTAGTTCGCCCTGCCGTTCGCCAGCCCCCCGGCGGGCGCCACTGGGAAGTCGCTGGATGACGCCGGATCTCGCAATCGGCTGGCCTCCAGCTGCGGGGCCAGGGCGGCGTGAGCATCGCTGGAGCTAAGCCCGAGGGCCACCAGCAGGGCGTGGGCCGCCAGGTAGTCGACACCGCTGCGGTACTGGGTCCGCAGCCATGCCGCCGCCGTGCTGCTGCCGCTGGTGAATGCTGTGGTCCAGTCCCAGCCCAGCGTCGTCGATGCCTCAGTGCCGCTGGCGTCGTCGTCCAGAACCAGGCTGGGGGCCTCATTGGCGAACGGGTCCTCGGCGTTGTAGGCCTCAGGCATCGCCACGTAGCACTCCGACCACAGCGCCGGGTCTGGCGTCGCCGTGGCAGCGGTCAGGTCGTTGATCGCCGCCCAGTGCTTGTTCCCGCTCTTGACCACCGCGCCCTTGCGGTAGTAGGTCCCGTTCGCGTAGTTCTGATCCGGGTTCGACCGCCGCAGCGACACCAGCGCCGCCCGCAGCACCCCGGCACCGACCGGAGTGGTGGCCGTGGTCGATGTGATGGCGAAGGTGCTGGCGGCAGGCAGGACGCCGTTCACGCCCGCTCGGGTTGGGTCGAGCTGCAGGACCTGATGGCGCTGTGGCGTCCTAGCGTTGGTGGTATTCGACAGCTTCAGCACCAGCCGGCGCTCATCGCGGTTGCGATTGTCGGCCAGCCGGCGGATGTAGACCCGGCGACCGTTGGCGCTGCTGCCGGCCGCCGCGGCGTTTTCATCGGCCAGCGCGGCGGTGATGTTGATAATCGTCGGCGCGCCGCTGCTCCAGGCAGGGTTCGCCAGTTGTGCCCTCCAGTCAGGCCCCTGGGGATTCTCGACCCAGATGTAGGAGGCAGCCCGCAGGGTGTAGGACTCCAGCACGGCGGGATCCAGGGCGGCGGCCAGCGTGATCGCTCCCGAGCTGGCACTGCTGACCGTCCCGAGGAAGATCCGCCGGATCGCCGGAGTCTTGGCATCGGGCCGCAGCGGCACCCGGAATGCGGAGATCGTCCAGTTCTTGTCGATCGTGAACGCGGCCGAACGGTAGCCCTCGGCCAGTGCCGCCACGCCGCCAAAGCTGGTGTTGCCGTTTGTCGCGTCCAGCTCGCCGCCGGTCTGTGTCCAGTTGTGGATCCCCACGCCGATGCTGAACACCGAAACGGTCTGCACGAAGGCGCCGTTGATGACGCGAATATGGAACGATCGCCGGCCAGGCTTCATGCGCCGCGAATCGGGCGATGCGTCGATCATCGCCTGGTAGTTCGCCGGGGTGACCCAGCTACCGCCGGAGTAGATCTGCCAGCAGCTGAGGGTGCGCTGGTTGCTGGTGTTGGTGAACTGAGCCGTCACCATCGACCGCAGGCCGCTGACCTTGCTGCCATCCATCAGGGCACCGCATAGTCCTCGCTCGGACCGGATGCCGACGTTGAGGATGTAGAACGATGCGGACCCAGTCGTGTCCCATGCCTCCGATGGGCTGCCGCTGATCGGGCCGACGATCTGGTGCTCTGATGTGCGAGCCACCAGCAGGGTGGCCGATCCGTTGCCGTTCGGGGCCAGGGCGGTGCTGACCTTGCCGTAGAACGTTGTCAACTGCGACTGCGATGCGAACTCATAGCCGCTGAGCAGATGATGGCTTTGGGTGCTGCCCAGCTTGTCCATCATCGTGTAACCGAACGTGTAGCCGGTTCCAGTGGTGCGGAAAAAACAGGATCTGCCGGTGATCGTTGCGACCCCGCTGGATTCGCTGTAGGCCTCATCAGCATCAGCCGGAACGTAGTTTGGGCGGATGCTGCACTTGCGATAATCCGGCGCCCACATCGTGCACCCACGAGGCAGAATGACGCCGCCCTCATTCGGATTGAATCCGATTAGTTCCGCGACCGTTGGAACCTTGCCATCAGACCAGACCGCAGGCGTGGTGCCAGTGTTGCCGGGGTCGTTGTAGAGGGTGTGAACTCCGGCGCTGAGTCGGATGCTGACACAATCCAGATGGGCGGTTTCGGCGCTATAGGTGAACCAGCTTTTGCTTGTGATCAGCGCCGCTTCAATGATCGCGCGATTGATCGTCTTGAATGGCCTCGCCTCGCTGTATCCGCACGTCAGGCGCTGATTGTCAATCCGACGGACCTTTGCGTCAATGTTCGCCGCGGTCGGATTGCTCCCCGCAGGATCCGGGTCATAGCTGGCGAACGATCCAGCCGCGAAGGCATCAGACCCGATGTAGGGGTTGACGTAGAGCTGGAAAGGTGCATTAAGCGGGTCGTTCAGCTCAGCCGATCCGCCAGCGATGTTGGCGCTGCCGATCAGCTGCCGCAACCCGTCGAGCATGGCCGCCAGCTGTTGCTTGACGGTTGCTTGATCCGAGGCCAGGGGCCAGCTGCCGGACTCGCCTGACCGTTTGACGATCGTCACTGCTGCGCCATCGGATGCCCACCATCAGGGTAGCGGCCATGAAAAAGCCCCAGGCCGTCACACCCGGGGCTTGCACCACTCACCGCGATCATCCTATCCCATCCGTAGCTCGGTCTCGCCCAGGACCAGGAATGCCGCGCTGCCGGCGATCAGCTGCCGGGCCGCCGTCTGGATCCCGGTCCGGGCCAGCAGGATGTCGGCCTCATACCACAGGGCGCCGCCCAGTCGAGGATCACGGCAGGGGTTCGCCGTCGGGGCCTCGGCGGGCCGATCGCGGTGCAGATAGAACCGAGCCCGAGCACGGCAGCCCCGGTCCAACATCATCACCAGCCGCAGCAGGGCCGTCGCGTCCTGGTTGCCACTGCGGTAGCTGCGCTCCACGTCGAACTGCAGGGTGCCGCTCCCACGCACTAGCGCCTTGACGGCATCGCCGAACGGTTCGGCCAGGGCACTGGTGTCGGCCGTCGCTGCCTCCTGATCCAGCGTCCATTCCGCCAGCTGCGCCTGGATCCGCCAGCCGATCAGTTCGGCCTCGGATGCGGCGGCCGGGATTGTCGTCAGCATCTCCGCCGGGGCCTCGGGCTCGTCGAGGGGCAGCAGGGCCGCCACGGACTGAGCCAGTTGCAGCAAGGCTGACTGATAGGTCGCAGCCGCAGAGTAGGGGGCCAGCACGAGGGCGCCGAATGCCACGCCAGCCAGGGGCAGCCGGCCGGTTGTGCCGCCGTTGACCCCGTTGATCTCGCTGTCGTAGAATGCCAGCCGGCCCAGGGTATCCCGGCCGACGTAGCACGCCAACTGCTGCGTCAGGCCGGTCCCGGCCGCCGATTCCCAGTAGGCAGCCGCGTCGCTCGCAGCCCAGTAGGGGCCAGCATCGGTGGTCCGGTGCGCCGTCGCGGGCCCAGCGATGCCGAGGCCTCCCCAGTGGCGGTGCCCGTCCGGGCAGTCGGCATAGCCGTTGAGGTTGGCGTCGATCGGCAGCCCGCGGGCGCAGGACAGGATCACCCGATCACCGGGCCAGTAGCCGGGCTCAGAGAGCCACAGGCGGCCGGAATCGAACCGGGCGTCCGTGATCACGGTCAGGGGTGGCCACTCGCGGCTCAGCTCCAGCTCACCGCCAGTCCCGAGCAGGCTCATTAGACCGTCCCGCTGATCTCGTTGAACGTGATCCCGACCGGCACCTGCACGATGTCGCCAACGGCGACGGACAGGCCGACGGAGCCGAACAGGATGGTGCCGCTGATGTTCCGATCCAGGAGGATCAGCTGCAGGGTCCGCGGCGTGTCGTCGGCGGTGAGGACCTGCTGCAGGACCTGGCTCACCTGGCTGCTGCGGTCGTAGAGCAGGGTGGCCGAACCGGAGTAGGACCGGAGGCCATACACATAGCTGCGCGAGTCCTGGCCCAGGGCGGTGTCCTCTGGCAGATCCGCCTGGAGCTGCAGCGACACGTCCCGGGCCTTGGCCACGGCGATGCCGTCCAGCCGCAGCTCAGCGTCTCGGGAGGTGAGAACGGAGGCCACGGCTGCCGGCAAGGGGGATGGGTTCAGGGTAGCGGTCAGCGCGGTGGCGCCGATGCCAGCCGGTCCTGAGCCCTCTGCAGGCTCGCTGCA